AAACTTCCTAACACCGTTTTTATTTTCGAGAATACCAGTGGGTGCGAATCCCACTATTCTCGTGAGAGGTCTTCAAAAAGTCACGCAATGATTGTGTGGCTTTTTGTTTTTAGAGGGAGAATGGTATGAAACCACAAAGGCTGACTATATTAAACGGTCGGAGAACTGCGGTTGATTATGATAAACGTAACCAAGAATACACAGAGTATAATCGTACTCGTTGGAAGTATGATAGAGAAGTTAAACAATTCTATAACTCAACTATCTGGAAGAGAACGAGTCAACAAGTTTTACTTGAAGCAAATTATATCTGTTCCATGTGTGGCGATGAAGCTACTATGACTGACCATATTATTAGTGTGAAACAAGATTGGTCAAGAAGATTAGATCGAAGTAATCTTCAAGCAAGTTGTAAGAAATGTAATGATAAGAAAGCAATAAAAGAGAAATATTCTTTTTGAAATAATTTTAAAAAACGAAAAAATAAATGGAATATCATTCGGTTATGCACTGATGAAATGTACGGAAATACCCCCTTTTATTTAGAACGGGGGTAGGTATCGTTCGGATATAAGAACGCTGCCCTCTTTTGCACGAAAAATTCCGTTTTTGAAATTTTTGAACCCCCATAAAATCAGAAAGGAGGTGGTCGATTTGGGTCGAAAAATGAAGGTTCTTGAAACAACTAAAAGTCATTTGACAAAAGAAGAAAAGATTGCAAGAAAAACTATACAAGAAAAGGCTTCGGATGGTTTGGAAGCATTGCAACTGACACCACCAAAACACTTTGATGCGATCGCTAAAGCAGAATATAAACGAGTGATTGAAGATTTAAGAAAGCTACCCCTTAGAAATCTAGATCGTGCAGTTTTGGAAAGCTATTGTACATGGTATGCAGTTTATAAAGAAATATCCCGTGGATTGCAAAAAGAAGGGTATGTTTACGAAACAGACAATGGAAAGGTTTTGCCTAATAAAATGTTGTATAGTTTGGAACGTGCTACGACAAACTTAATGAAAGCAGCATCACAACTTGGTTTAACCGTGGACAGTCGTATGAAATTATACGTGCCACAAGTTGAAGAAAAGAAAGAGAGTATTTTTGATAAATTTGGAGGATAGATAATGAATAAGTACCAAGAATTAGTTAATCTGATTGAGAAAAATAAGATGACAATCACGAAAAAGGCTTGCTATGATTCGCAAAGTGGTTGGACTGGAGCAAACATCATCATAAAAGATGATCAAGATTTTGAGTTTGATTTGTCTGGTAATGGGTACTGCTTTAATGATAATAAAGTTGATGAAGCGTTGTCGGCCATTAAAAGTTATCTTGAATATAAAAACTTAACTACGTTCGAAGTATTTAAAAAATACATAGAGAATAAAGCTATTTCTAAATAGAAACGGCTTTTTTTATTTTAGGCCGTTGGTGTAGTGGTAACATGACAAGTTCCAACCTTGTAGTCGTGGGTTCGATTCCTACACGGTCTGTTACGTGTTAGAAAGGAGGTAAAGTATGGCATACGATTACTCTTGTATCCATGAAAAATATCATGATGTAGCATACGAATATGCAAAAGATGTAATCGATGGGAAACGTATTGTCAGCAAGAAAGTTTATAAAGCATGCTTACGACACTTACGCGATTTGGCGAATATTCCCAATAGCGATTACGATTACTTCCCGAATATGGCACAAAACCCAATAGATTTTATTGAAATGCTCCCAGATGTCAAAACTGGGAAACCATACCCGCTGGCAGATTTTCAAAAATTCATTTTATCGAGTCTGTATGGTTGGAGAAAAAAGTCTGATACATCTATCAGACGATTTAAAAAAGCTTTAATCAGCTTGGCCAGGAAGAATGGTAAGACAATCTTGGTAGCTGGTATCGCTTTGTATGAGTTTTTATTTGGTCGCAACCCTGCAATGAGTCGACAGTTGTTTTGTACAGCGAATGACCGTTCACAAGCACGTATTGCTTATGATATGATCCGTAAGCAGTTGGATGCTTTAAGAAGTCAAAATGAGGACATCAGAAAGGCTACAAAAGTAGTCAGAGATGAACTTAGAAACTTAAATGATGAAAGTTATGTGCGTGCATTAAGTCGTGAAACTGGAGCTGTCGATGGTTTCGAACCGTATGTTGGTATCTTAGATGAATTTGCAGCATCAAAAACCAATGAGATGATTGAACTTCTCGAATCAGGTCAAGGTCAGTTAGATAATCCTTTGATTTTGATTATCTCAACAGCTGGATTTGATTTAAACGTACCAATGCACACTATCGAGTATGCGTATATCGAAAAACTTCTTGATGAAGAAGTTGAAAACGATGAATACTTTGCCTTCATTGCTGAACAAGATGATGAAGAGGAAATCAAAGATGAAAAGAACTGGATAAAATCAAATCCAATTCTTGAAGTCAAAGCACTACGTAAGAAGATGATGGATTACCTACGAAAACGTAGGAAGGTGGCACTTGAGACAGGAACAATAAATGAAATCCTAGTTAAAAACTACAACATGTGGAGACAATCATCTGAAGAGTCATACATGGACAAAGAAAGCTGGGCGAAAGCTAAGATTGATAAACCTGACACTAAAAAACGTAGAGTGTGGCTAGGTGTCGATGTTGGTAGATCGAGCGACTTATTCTCTATCTCTCCTATGGTCATGATGGATGATTATTGGTATTCAGATAGCTTTTCTTTTGTGGCCACTAAATATGGCTTGATTGCAAAAGAGAAAAGAGATGGTGTTTCTTATACAAACCTTGAAAGAATGGGCGAGTGTGAAATCACCACGCTTGAAAGTGGTGTTATCGATGATGAGCGCGTGCTTGAGAAGATCGAAGAAATGGTATATAGCAATGATTGGGAATTGCAAGGAATTTACTTTGACCCTTATCAATTCGGTTCATTATTGACCATGATTGAGAAACGACATCCAGAATGGCCACTAGTTCAGATTCCACAAACCACTATGGTCTTGAATATGCCCACGAAACAATTCCGTGATGATGTTCGTCAAGGTAAAATCAAGCATAGCGGAAATCAGTTGCTGACAATGGCAATCAATAATGCCTACACTAAAGTTGATAACAACGGTATGAGGATTGATAAAAATAAAAATAGTAACAAAATCGACCCTCTGGATGCGTTATTGGATGCGTATGCTGCATGTTATTTAGAACCCTTTGATGGAAGTGGTTATTGGACAAATGAGAAAATCTTGAAAGGAGATTCGCTATTTTGAAGTTATTGAAACATATTCACACAATTTTATTGTTAATTGGTTTAATGTTTTTGATTTACGGTTTGTTCTTGATTGGGGACGTAATAGGATATATAGCTACAGGCTTGATTCTCTGTTTTCTCGGAGCATACATTGATAAAACAAAACATCGTTGAAAAGCCTTACAAAATTTGATATAATGAACTAATTTTAGGAGGTTATATCATGAAAAAAGAACAAGTAAAACAACCAGTTTATAAAAAACCTTTATTCTGGACTACTATATTGTTTGGATTTCTTTCTTTTTTTCTTATGATTATGGTTTTTGTGATCGATTCACATTATGTTGAATTGACAAATGCATTGGCAAAGCATAATTTGTATTATAGTTCGAAAGATAAAGATATCTATACTAAGACTTCGAGCAGTGAACAGAATACGTCATCTTCTACAACAACATCAACCTCTAAAAGTGAGGAGAATTTCAATGTTGATGTTTCGGATAAACATGCTTGGATGAAAACTTTCTCAGCTATCAGGAATGGAAAAAGAGTTTCATGGTCAGATATGATAATCGTAGAAACGCAATACTCACTTGAACTTGATAAGATGCTTGAGATGACTGATAATCCAACAGAACAACAGAAAATGTCAGTTAAAAGTTCAAAAGAGATTATGAAAAAGACTGTTGATGTATATAGAAATGCAGAACATGATAACAGGGATTTGTCTAAGGAAGAAAAAGATAAGGTTCTTTTAAATATTTCAGAGATGTTAAGAACGGTATATTTGTTTACAAATCAACATTAAGAAGCACCAATCGGTGCTTTTTTTATGCTCAAAAACAGAAAGGAGGTGAGAAAATAAATGACTTTTTTTCAATCTTTAGGTTCGTCAAAACTATCTTATGACGATTATGTCTCTTCGGTAATCTCTGGTAATTCAAGTCCTGAATATACTGGTATATCTGCTTTAAAGAACAGTGATGTCTTGACTGCAGTATCTATTATAGCTGGTGATGTTGCTCGTTTTCCATTATTGAAAAAGGATTTAATGGGGAATATTGAGCAAGATGAAGATATGAATTATCTTTTGAATGTCAAATCCACAAGCAATACATCAGCAAGGCAATGGAAGTTTGCAATGACCGTCAATACTATCTTGACTGGTAATTCATTCTCTCGTATTCTACGAGATCCAATAAGTGGCAAACCATTAGAATTTCAATTTTTTAGACCGTCTGAAACGACAGTAGAAGAAACCAATGACCATGAATTGATTTACACTTTTCGTGACCGTCTGAGTGGTAAGGAAATTGTATGTAAATCAGAAGATGTTATCCATTGGAAATTCTTTAGCCACGACACTATTCTTGGTAGGTCTCCATTGCTTTCCCTTGGAAATGAAATCAGCTTGCAAGATGGTGGATTGAATACCTTGATTAAATTCTTTAGAGATGGTTTCTCAAGTGGAATTATCAAACTTAAAGGTGCTCAATTAAACGGTGAAGCCCGTAAGAAAGCCCGTATGGACTTTGAGAAGATGCGTGAAGGTTCAACTGGTGGTAGTCCGTTGGTATTTGATGATACACAAGAATACACTCCACTTGAAATTGATACGAATGTCTTGCAGTTGATTACATCTAATAACTTCTCTACTGCACAGATTGCTAAAGCTCTACGAGTTCCTAGTTTTAAGTTAGGAGTGAACAGTCCTAACCAATCTGTCGCACAGCTAACTGAAGATTATGTAACCAACGACCTTCCATTCTACTTTGATGCAATCACAAGTGAACTTGCTTTGAAAGTGTTTAGTGATGAAGAACGCAGGAAGTATCGTGTTGACTTCGACACTCGTAGCGTGACTGGTAGAAATGTAGACGAGATTGTAAAACTTGTAAACAATCAAATCTTAACACCTAACCAAGCTTTGATTGAACTCGGTAAAGAACGTTCTACTGATCCAAATATGGACCGTTACCAATCAAGTTTAAACTATGTCTTTTTGGATAAGAAAGAAGAGTATCAATCAATGAAAGGAGGTGAGACAAGAGATGCCAAAGAGAATCAAGATGAAAGGTCCACTGATTCCGAATAATAGTCAAGAAGTTTACGACTACTTCGGTTTGGAAGCAGTCAGTGCTAAATCTATCACAGATGCTTTCCCAGAAGACAATAGTGACATCGTTTTGGAAGTTAATTCCAACGGTGGTCTTGTAACTGTTGGAAGTGAAATCTATACAGCATTAAAGAGTTATCCAGGGCATGTGACTGTGGAAGTAACAGGAATGGCAGCAAGTGCTGCTAGTGTTGCAATCATGGGAGCTGATAAAGTGCTTATCAGTCCAACAGCTCAGATAATGATTCACAAAGCGTTGTATGGTTTCGTATCTGGTAATAGCGATGATTTGGATAAAGCTTCAAATGCGTTAAAATCTAGCGACCAAGCTATTGTGAATGCGTATGTAGCTAAGACTGGACTGGAAGAATCAGTGATCATCGACATGATGAAAAACGAAACCTTCATGTCAGCAAGTGAAGCGGTTGACAAAGGCTTCGCAGATGAAGTAATGACCTTTGATGATGTTGGTGCAGTTGCAAGTCTTGGAGATGGACTGTTACCACAAGCTGTTATTGACGACTTCTACGCTAACCGTAGCAAGCGTAAGTCAGAAATCCAAAACATGCTACGAGAAATCGAAAAAGAAGAATTACTCAGAGGGCTATAAGCTCTTTTTTTAATACCGTAAGGAGAAGAAAGAAAATATGTTTAAAGAAAAAATGAAAGAACTTAAAGCACAAATTGCAAATATTGGTGCTGAAATTGTTGCTAAGACAGATGAGTTAAAATCTGCATTGAATAATGAAGACCTTGAAAAAGCTCGTGAAATCCGTGCTGAAATCGACAACTTGAAATCACAAAAAGAAGAAGTGGAAAATAACTTGAAGACTTATGAAATCGCAGAAGAAGGCGCATTCGCAGGTATGAAAGTGTCAGTGGAAGCTCATGTAGTAAAAACGGATGATAAATCTTACCGTGATTCTGTAAACGAATGGGTACGTACTAAGGGTGCTGTTGCTGATTCAAATTTGAAACTTGAAGGAAAAGACCTTCTTATCCCTATGAATGAAGCAGTAAATCCAACACAAGATGGATTGAAGAAGGCTGAAACTGAAAAAGTAACTAG